TTACTATATAGCCTGTTCAACATATCTTCTGTAGGTACATCAGTAGGTGGAATATAGTGCAACGCATACTTAAATTGACGTTTGAGCCATGGCGGATAGCGCACAGGATCTGGAATATCAAATCGTATTTGTACGTGCTTATAAAGATCTCTTAGCCATCTAGACGTGCGCCTGTTAACAGGTGCAGTCATCCAGATATGTCCCAGCAATACTTCCAAAAGCTCCTCGGGAGTTGATGTCGGTCTTTCAGGGTACAAAATCTGTTCGACAGTTTTGAGAAATGGTCGGGTTGGACCTTGTTGTGAAGTGAACTCATAACCAAGATACTCAGGTGTATCATCTTTTACATGATGTAATCGGGCGAACCCTTTCGATACATGAGACGAAAAGCCTGTAGCTTCTTTGATAATGTTAAGCATCCATTCGAGATCAACGAGTGAAAGCTTCTTGTTCAATTTCAAAATTGAGTCGTCCCCCAACACATTAAAGTGTCGTAAAATATGAGATAATTTCGGATCGTGTGGGCATAGTCGCTTAGATAAATGCAACAATCCATAGAACAACGCAATCATGTTTAGAATACAATCCACTAACTGTGTGAAGTACGATCCAGATGGAACGCCTCCTTTCTTAACCCACAATTCGCGTCCAACAAGGAGCGGTGTGTTAATGAAATAGTCAATGATTTGATTCCAATTAAGTTTGATTGACTTAATTTCCTCCTTTGACATGCCTTCAAAATCTATCATACCGTAAAGTATCTTGAACGCCATGCGTATCAAGTTAGCTCTAGGTGTTTTGTCGAACTTGGAAAAATCCAAGCCTATAGTAGATCCATCACTGCCTCCAAACAGCGACGAGAGCATCTTCGAGGCTCCATTGAACCATTTGACAGTCCATCCAAGGAAAGTCTTACGTTCATTGAGCATGGTAGTAAATGCTTCGGCAAATCTACCCTCGCGAAGGAGTTGTGGGAATGGAAAATTCCAAACCCCTCGGGCTTT